CATCGGGGGAACCAGAAGCTTATGTGGGATCAGAACAACTGGCAGGCGCTGTGCCATGCGTGCCACAGCCGTAAGACTGCCAGCGAGGACGGCGGCTTCGGGAACTCAATGTTTTGAATCTGTCGTCCCGGCTCAGTGATTGCAAAACAAACATCTTGGTCAAACTGATTGGATCGGAGAAGGTGAGCTGACGAAGCAGGGGTGAGGCGGGTCAGATTTTGGACGCAAAAGCCCCTGAGACCGCGCCCTTCACCAATTTTTTACGCGTGCTTTTCAATTTTTGGATATGCCCAGGCTCAGAAAATCCGATGCGGAGAAATCGGCCAGAGGGACGCTGCAGAAATGCCGTTCTTCCAAGCCGTACCCGGTTTCGGGGAGTGTTTTATCTGAAGAACCTCCCGTCGGGATTCCGGGAGACGCAAAAGAGGTATGGGCGCTTGCGGTCAAGAACGCGCCGAAGGGGCGGCTGTCGGTTGTAGACGGGCCGGCGCTTGAGCAATGGTGCCGCACGTATGCTCTGTGGCGTCGGATGGCAAAAACGGTAGAGCATGGAGCCCTTTTTGATGAGGAAGAAACGACCGGGAGGAGGAAACTCAGCCCGGAGTTTCAAGCGATGCAGATTCTTGTCGGGACGCTGATCAAGCTTGAAAAAGAGCTTGGTTTTACCCCTGTCTCCCGCGCGCACGCGCCCGCGCAGGAAGAAGAGCTGTTAGAGAAAAATCCTTTTGAAGCCTGATGAAGAAACCTGATTACGTTGCCATAGCCAAGGAGTACATGCGCGGCGTATTGGACGGGAGTGTGCCCGCTTGTTCCTTTGTGAAGCAGGCAGTTCAGCGCCAGTTAAATGACCTGAGGCGATGGGGTCCCGAGGGTGGTGACTACTACTTTGACGAAAAAGAGGCTTCCCGGCCATGCTGGTTCATTGAGAATCTGACGCACACAAAGGGGGAGTTAGCGGGCAGGGCGATTCACCTAGAGCCATGGCAATGTTTTCTCCTGACTACCTTGTTTGGGTGGAAGGCGAAGGCGGGTAATCGGCGATTCCGGTCAGCCTATGTGGAAGTCGGGAGAGGGAACGGCAAGTCGACGCTTCTGTCGGGAATTGGGCTTTTCTGCCTTTGTGCGGATCACGAGCCCGGGGCAGAGGTGTATAGCTTCGCGACAACGCGGGAGCAGGCGAAAATCGTCTTTGGTGATGCGCAGACGATGGCGCGGGGTAATCGCGCGCTGCAGGAAGCGTATGGGCTGGAGGTTACTGCGCACGCACTGTATGTCCCCGCGACCAATTCAACCTTTCAGGCGAAGAGTGCGGAAGGGTCTACTTTGGATGGCCTGAACACGCATCTGGCCATTATTGACGAACTCCATGCGCATAAGAAGAGAGACGTTTTCGACGTTGTTGAGACATCGCTGGGGAAGCGCAGAAATTCGCTAATGGTTTCGATCACAACGGCAGGCGTTGACCGGACGGGGATTTGTTATGAGCAGCGCACGCTCGTAACAAAGATTCTTTCAGGGTCGCTTCAGGACGAATCCTATTTTGGGATCATCTACACGCTGGATCCGGATGATGACTGGAAGAGTGACGAGGCGCTGGCAAAAGCCAACCCGAACTGGGGAGTGTCTGTCCGGCCTGAGGTCATACGGGCATTGCAGGCAAAAGCGATCGCGACGCCCAGCGCTGAGAACAACTTCAAGACGAAGCATCTTGATGTCTGGTGCAACGCGGATGTCGGCTGGATGGACATGAAGGCGTGGGATGCCTGCGCGGATGAAAGTCTGGATGAGTCGGATTTTGACGGAGAGCCGTGCTGGCTGGGGCTTGACCTTGCGTCTACGAGCGACATGACGGCGAAGGTGAAGATTTTCCAGAGAAAGATTGATGGTTCCAGCCACTACTACCTGTTTGGGGATTATTGGCTCCCAAGAACAGCGATTGAACGAGGTGTGAATTCTCAATACCAGGGGTGGGAGTACTTGGGGTATCTCCATGTTTGTGAAGGTCCAGTGACGGATTTCGCCGAGATACGAGATTCAATCCTTGAGGATTGTGGGCGCTACTCCGTTCAATCAGTGGCTTATGACCCATTCCAGGCCGTACAGCTCTCGAAAGAACTCAGCGATGACGGTGTGCCTATGGTGCTTTGCAAACAGACCGTCGCGAACCTTTCTGATCCTATGAAGCAGTTTCAGGCATTGGTACTTGATCATCGTCTGCATTTCAACGGAGACCCGGTTCTTACATGGATGGTAAGCAACGTGGTCTGTCATGTTGATGTCAAGGAGAACATTTATCCCAGGAAGGACGCTCCGGAGAACAAGATTGACGGGGTTGTAGCAGGGATCATGGCGCTCTCCCGGGCATTGCTGAATGACGAGCACCGGGCAATGGATTTGAATGAGTTTCTCAAATTATGAAGATATCCTCTATTTTTGGGTCTATTGCCCATATGGTGGGGTGGGGCTCACCTATCGGCGACGCGTCCGGGGTCCAGAACCGATTGCCAACGGGGGCAGCTGTCAGCGGCGTCCGTCCGATTCCGCCGGACCATGGCCTTCAGCTTTCGGCAGTATGGTCATGCGTCACTCTGCTTGCGGAAACAATAGCGTCTCTGCCCATTGTTGTTTATCGCAGAGATTCTGATGGGAATCGGGAGGAAGAACGGAATTGCCGAGTGTGGCAGGTGCTCCGCGCGCCAAATGCCAATATGACGCCGCATGATTTCTGGCTCGCGATGGGGCTGAATCGGTTCCTTCGAGGGAATGCGTATGCGCTCATTACAAGGGACGGTGCGGGGCAGCTTGTGAGTCTGACACCTCTTGCCGCTGACCAGATGGAGGTCGGCGTGGTAAATGGCGAGGTTGTCTATCAGTATTACAAGGACGGGAACCTCTACGAGTTCAGAGCCGACAAAATTCTGCATTGGAAGGGGCTGGGGAACGGCATTGTGGGGTTGTCTACGCTCGAGTATATGCAGGCAACCACGGCAGAGCTTGTGAATGCGCAGAAGAATGCCACAACGATGTACGGTAATGGCAACCAGCTGACCGGTCTGCTGATGATTGACCAGGATCTGACGGAAGACCAGATTCGGCAGCTGAGGGAGCGATATGGGAATCTCCCGCCGGTGACCGGGAATTCAAGCGATTGGCTTCATGTTCTTCCGGGGGATATGAAATATCAGCAGATCGCGATGTCGGCCGCTGACGCGCAGCTGCTGGAAACCCGGCAGTTTGGGATTGAGGAGATAGGTAGGTGGTTTGGTGTTCCCAGCGCGCTTCTTAATAGCTCTGGCGGTACGGCGGCAAGTGGGCTTGAGCAGATTATTGAAGGCTTTTATCGGTCGACGATTCAGCCGCTTTGCACTGGCCTTGAACAAACGCTTACGAAAACGCTGTTTACGGTTCTCGAAAGCGAGACGCTTAATTGCGAGTTCAAGATGAGCGCGCTTCAGAGAGCGAATATCGCCAGTCGGTATGACAGCTACAGCAAAGCACTCCAGAACGGCTTCATGACACGGAATGAGGTGAGGCGGCTCGAGAACCTTCCGGTTGTGGATGGCGCGGACGCGCTGACTGCCCAGAACAATCTTGTCCCGCTTGACAAGCTTGGGGAGCAGAAAAACACCAGCCAGACCCCGCTGGGGGAACCAATTAAGCAGTGAGGCGCATATGACGCAGATTATTGAAAAGACGCTTTCGCTCGATGATGTGGAACTGAAGACAGAAGGAGACGCGGGAGTTTTCCGCGGTTACGCCTCAAAGTTCAACGGCATTGACAGCTATGGTGACACCATTCTCCCCGGAGCCTATCAAAAGGTCCTGGGAGAGAAAATGCCGCCGATCTTTCTGAACCACAACACGATGGATCTCCCGATTGGTCGGTATACGGCGATGAAGGAGAACGCCCAGGGACTTTATGTTGAAGGGAAGCTGACCCTTTCGATTCAAAAGGCCCGGGATGTCTATGAAGCGATGAGAGCGGGGACGATTGACGGGCTCTCCGTTGGGATCCTGCTTTCCAAACAGGACTATGACTGGAACGAGGACGGCGGACGGAACATCAAATCAGTTTCCGGGCTGCGGGAAATTTCGGTCTGCACATTCCCCGCTGATGACCGGGCGCGTATTGGCCTGGTGAAGTGTGAAGACATTCAGGGAGCAATTTCTATTCGGGAGCTTGAAGAGAACCTGCGGGACGCAGGCCTGTCCAAAGCTCAGGCTCAGGCCTTTATTTCGAAGGCCAAAGAGCTGATTCTCAGCGAAAGGGATCAGAGGGATTCTGAGTCTGAAGCTGAAAAACAGGTACTGGCGAAACTTAAGACTATCGCCGGAAGGTTCTAACTATCAGAGGAACTGATATATGGCAACAGAAGAAATCAATACCGCTCTTGAGGCTCTTTCCAAGATTGACGCCTCTATCGCGGGCATGCAGGAATCCGTTAAGAAGGGCGAAGCCGCGCAGGCGGATGTCCAGAAGAAGATTGACGAGCTGGGAGAGAAGCAGGTGCTTTTTTCCCGCCAGCTGCTGGATATCCAGCAGAAAGCCCAGAAGGCAGAGGGTGCCGCCGATCTGGTGGATAAATCGATTGGGGCGCAGTTTGTAAACTCTGATTCCTATAAGCGCTTCAAGGGCACTTCGGGCGCTCGTTCCGCGTCGGCTGAGGTTTCGAATAAGTCGGCAGAGAATCCCGTCACTTCGGCTCAGGCAAAACTGGTTCCGTATCGTGTCCCGGGTATTGTCCCGCTTGACACTCGTGAGCTTACGATTGAGGGGCTCTTCCCGAGGATTCCGACTGCGGCCCAGACGATTGAGTACATGCGTGAGAAGACTTTCACGAATGGAGCCGCTACGGTCGCGGAGGCGGCGCTGAAGCCCTCCTCCTCTTTCGAGTTCGAACTGAAGCAGACCCCTGTTCAGGTGATCGCGCATTGGACCAAGATTACCCGTCAGCTTGCTGATGATGCTCCGGCTCTCCAGGCTTTCATTAACGCGCGCATGATCTACGGTGTGGACCTTGCGGCTGAGGATCAGCTGCTGACAGGGGATGGGACTTCTTCCAATCTGTCCGGCATTATGGCGGCAGGGAACTATACCGCTCAGAGCTTTCAGCTTGCTGACATTGGCGGCGCCGGCTCGACGATGCTTGACCTGCTCCGCGTGAGCTTCGCGACTATTAACGCCGCGGGCTACCGCACAAGCGCGGTAGTGCTTAATCCGGTGGATTGGGCGGTTCTTCAGGGGCTGAAGGCGGCGGATGGTGTGTATCTGCTTGGGTCTCCGGCTAACTCCTTCGCGTCGTCTTCGATCTGGGGAGTCCGCGTAGTTGAGTCTGCCGCTATGGCTAAGGGCAAGTTCCTTGCCGGCGACTTCGCCCGTGCCGCAACGGTCTATGACCGTATGTCTACGGTGGTCGACATTGCCGCGCAGAATGAGGATGACTTCATCAAGAACCTCTATACGATCCGAGCCGAACGTCGTCTTGCGCTTGCGGTTGAGCATTCCAACGCGGTTATCGGCGGCGCGCTCGCTGTTCCTTCGGCCTGATAAGCCATAACCGTTTGGTTTGACTGGGGCGGGAGAGGAAACTCTCCCGCTTTTTGTATGCGAATTGAATTTCTGAAAGACAGCCTTTCAATGATTGGGCGTCACAAGGCTGGAGATGTTGAAGAGATTTATGACCCATATGCCATTGTTTTGGTTGAAGCCGGGCTGGCACGGGCGGCAAAAGCGCTCAAACCGGAGGGCAGACCGCGGAAGGCAGTGAAGAAGGGCGGGGAAAATGAGTGATGTTGTTGGCGCCGTAGATCTGGAGACAGCGAAGAAGCAGCTGCGTGTTGAGTACACCGAGGATGACGCCCTTATCACAGCATATATTGCCGCGGCTACCGCGCAGTGTGAGCAGATATGTGGGCGGGAGATCGTGAAGAGGGCGGATAGCAACGCGCTGTGTGAGTCTGTGGATACCGTCCCCGCGGCAGTCAAAACATGGGTGCTTCTGACCGTAACGGATCTGTATGAGAAGCGGGGGGCGTCTGAGAGCCCAGTGGCTACCGGTCGGCGGTTTTATGACCATTTGCTGGATGGGTATAGAACTTTTTGAGGGGCGATATGCAGCTTCCGACGGTAGGCGAAATGAGAAGGCGGGTTGCGATTTATAACGTTGCGTTCTCTTCTTCGGGGGCTTCGGCGCTTTCAGAAAAGCGAGTATTGATGCTGGAAGCATGGGCGAAGCATGAAATAGTAGGCGGGCAGAATTACTGGGACTCGGTGAATGTTGAAGAAACCGTGACAGATCGATTCATTATCCGGTACTCAAAGTCACTGCAGACGACCCCTCCAAGTCTGAAACGGATGATTGAGCTTGATTGCGATGGGATTACGTATCGCGTCCGGCGCGTCACTGACATGAATGGAGTGGGGAGATTTACCGCACTTGAATGTGAGGCACTCCATGGATAAAGCATCTGCGCTTGAGTTTTCGGTTCGGTTCCGGAAGCCCTTCCGTTTTGTCGATTTTGACACCAAGGTGCTGAAACGGTCATTCCGAAAGATAGGACAGAAAGTCCAGGGGATGGCCAAGAAGAACGTCAGTACCAGAGGAGTTTCGAAGGCGGATGAATTCCCGGGGATGAGTACGGGGAAACTCAGGGGCTCGATTAAGTACCGGGTGTCCCATTCAGGGTTTTCGGTTGGTATTGCCAACTATATGACCAACAGCATTCGGGAGCGGGGAGCTTATTACCCCGCTTTTGTGTATTGGGGGCACAGGGCGCCGGGAGCGGACAGGAACGCGCTTCGTAAGCCGGACAGACGGCAGCAGCACAAAAAGAGGCACGGGGAAAAGGTAGCGGCTCCTCGCAAAAACTGGATTGTTGAGGCGGCCAATCAATACGGGAATGAAGCGTATCAGAAAGATATGGCGGAAATTCTTGATGAGGCACTTAAGCCGGGGATCATATCGGGATGAAGCTTGCGACGATCATTTCAGCTCTTAGAGCCTACTGCTCGAGTTTTGAAGGGCGGGTTGGGGGCGCGGCGGAATACGCGGCCATTGATATTACCAATCTGCCGATGCCTTGCGCCTTTGTTTTGCCGGTATCTGAGATCGGGGAAGACATGGACAGCATGGGGACCGATTACCGACAGCGTGTCAAACAGATCTTTTGTGTTGTTATTTTGGTATCTACGGCTGATCAGGAACGAGGGCAGGATGCTTTTGACGCGATTGAAGATCTGAAGGCTGAGATTTTCAAAGCGATTCTAGGAACCTCAACCGCCGAGACGGATGAGATTGTCTATGAAGGCTATTCAGATCCGGATCTTAATCGGGCCCGGCTGGCGCTTCAGCTGTCTTTCTCTGTTTCTTACGACGTTGTTGACGCAGATACGGGGCATGGGCGGGAGCTTGATGGCTTGCCTGATTTGAAAGGTATTGATTCGAAAATTGATCCAGCCCCGGCGGACTGGGTTGATGCAGTAAGTTTTAAGGTTAATTTAGACAAAAAAGCGGGGTCTTAAATGGCAATTTCGTTTTCAAATATTCCCAGCGGGGTCAGGGTCCCGCTTTTTTATGCTGAGGTTGATAATTCCCAGGCGAATATCGGGTCAAACAACCTGAAAGCGCTTCTGATTGGGCAGAAGGTATCCAGTGGCAAGGCAGAAGACGGAGTCCCGGTTCTGGTTACCGGTGACAGCCAGGGGAAAGAGCTTTTTGGCCATGGGTCGATGCTGGCGCGGATGAATTCAGCGTTCCGCGAGAATAACAGCGTTGGCGAAGTATGGGCTATTGCTGTCTCCGACCCGGAAGGCGGGAAGAAAGCATCAGGAACCCTCACTTTTTCCGGGACGGTCACGGCGGCGGGAACGGTTTACGTTTACATTGGGGCGGATTGCGTAGCTATTAATATCCCGAACTCCTCAGACGCTGCCGCAGTTGCGAAGGCGGTCACTGCGGGGATTAACGCCAAAACCGATTTGCCGGTAACGGCTGAAGCGTCAGAAGGCGTTGTCACGATCCAGGCAAAGAATACCGGCGCATATGGGAATGACATTGCTCTGCAGTTGAACTTCCAAGGATATGCGGCGGGGGAGGAGCTGCCTGAAGGCATTGCGTGCGAAGTTGCCGCTCTGTCAGGGGGATCGGGAGAGGCCGATCTGGAGGCAGTTATTACAGCCATGGGGGATGAATCGTATGATTTCATCGCCATGCCATACGCGGATGGAGCTCATATTGCGAGTTTCACCACGGAAATGAATGACAAAACCGGCAGGTGGAGCCCTACCCGGCAGATTTATGGGCATGTGTATACCGCGAAGCGTGATACCGTCAGTAACCTTCAGGCGTTTGGGAAAGGGCTTAACGACCAGCACTTAACGGTGATGGCCGTTGAGCCGAAATGCCCGAGTCTCGCGGTTGAGGTTCTTGGGGCGCTGGTCGGGAGCTGCCTCACGGCTATTCAGAATGATCCGGCGCGTCCGCTTCAGACGCTTGAACTGGTTGGGATTACGCCTTCTCCAATTGGGAAGAGATTTACCCTTACCGAGAAGCAGACACTGCTTACATCGGGAATCGCGACCAGTTATGTCGCGGGTGGGTATGTGAGAATTGAGCGCTGCATTACGACCTATCAGACAAATAGTCTGGGGGACGCTGACACCAGTTATCTTGACAGCAACACACTCCATTCTTTGGCTTACATCATTCGGCGCCTTAAGAGTGTTGCCACGTCTAAGTATCCGCGCTGCAAACTGGCGGATGACGGGACTCATTACGGCCCCGGCCAGGCGATTGTTACGCCTTCTGTAATCAAATCAGAAATTATCGCCATGTATTCCCGCCTGGAGACAGAGGGCATTGTCGAGAACGCGGAGGCATTTGCTGAAAACCTGATTGTTGAGAGAAACGCGTCAGACCCGAATCGGGTAGATGTACTCCTGCCGCCCGATCTTGTGAATCAGCTGCGGATTTTCGCGACACTGGTTCAGTTCCGTCTTCAGTACAACGAATGAGGATTTAGAAAATGGCTAAAGGCATTGCGGGTACGTGTTACCTGAAGGTTGACGGAGAGCAGCTTTCTGTCAGTTCCAATTCGATTTCCATTCAGTCCGCGGAGGTGAAGCGGGAGGCTGTTATGGGGTCTACCGGGCTTGCCGGATATTCGGAAGAAGCGGTTGCCCCGACTATTTCGGGGACATTCAATGTTACGGCGGATTTCCCGCTGAAGAAACTGATGAATGGGACGGAGTTCACTGTAACCGCGGAACTGGTGACAGGGAAGGTTTACACGCTTTCTGACGCTTTTGTTTCCGGTGATGTGAGCTACAAAACCGGAGAAGGCACAATTGAGCTGACTTTTACCGGCGTTAAAGGAGCGTGGTCCTGATGGGAGCGGCAGAATTCAAACTTACGGCACCGATCAAGCGCGGCGAAGACACGATTGAAGTACTGGAGCTGCGCGAGCCGACCGCGAAGGACATCAAGGTGCTTGGCTTCCCGATTACCGGGGAGAAGCGTGTCGACGCGGCAGTTGTTTACGACTATATCGAGCGGCTGGCGGCTATTCCTCCGTCTACTGTGGATCAGATTTCGGCTTCTGATTTTATTGGGCTGATGGCGCTGGTCCTTGGTTTTTTCGGTGGTGCGCCGGAATAAGTGAGAAAGAGTTCAGGGGGCGGGTGTTCCAGCTGGCGCACTGGTGGGGCATCAACCCCTTTGAACTTGAAGAACGGCCTTTGTCTGACATCCAGGAACTGCTGTATCAGGCAAACGAGATTCACGAAGAGGAAGAACGATGGCGGCAACAAACAAAGTATTCTCGCTGAAAACTGTTCTTGCCTGCCAGGACGAAATATCCGAGAAACTGAAGAAAGTCAGGACGAATCTCAGGAGCCTTGATCGGGCTTTTGACAGAGTGAGCCGATCCGCTGGGGACGTTGCCTCAAAGGTTTTCGCGCCATTGATGGCAGTAGGCGGCGCGGGGCTGTTCTCTGTGGCTTCTTCTGTCCAGACGTTTATCGAGCTGGGAGACGCAATTGACAAGGCATCTCAGCGGGCAGGGGTAGGAACCGGAGCGCTGCAGAAGCTTCGGTTTGCCGCGGAACTTTCCGGGATGGAAGCCGAAGAAATGGATCGGGCGCTCTCCAAGCTCTCCGGGGAGATGGGGAAGGCCGCGAGTGGGGAAAATAAAAATCTTCCCCAACTGTTTTCTGATTTGGGCGTTTCATGGAAAGACGCAAAGGGCCACGTTAAAGATTCCGCAACGGTATTTCGGGAACTCTCTGAGGCGATCAAGGTTAATGAGAATCCCGCGACAAGGCTTCAGATTCTTACGGACGTTTTTGGCGACAAGCTGGCCGCCAGGCTGATCCCTCTGATGAAGGACGGGGCAGCCGGGCTTGACGAAATGTCAAAGAAAGCTGAAGAGCTGGGGATTGTTGTCAGTTCTGATGACGTCAAGGCGGCAGCTGAGCTTGGCGACACAATGGATATTTTCCATATGTCACTTTCAGCTTTGCAGACGACCATTGGCGCGCGGCTTGCCCCTGTCATCAAACGGGTGGTTGAACGTCTGGAAGATGTGATCGGGAGAAACAAAGAGCTGATCAGCCAGAAGATCGCGGAGGCTGTTCAGGCATTTTCTGACGCCTTGGAGCGCGTTCCCTGGGACACCGTCATTACAGTGATTTCATCGGTAATCGGTGCTTTTGGGTGGGTGTTTAACGCTATCGGCGGAGTGAACACGATTCTCGCTGTATTGGCGGGTGTGGGCATCGGACGGTTTATCATGAGCGTCGCCCGGCTTGTCAGCGCGCTGAATGGGGTGAGAGTCGTTTTTATGGCGTCTTTCGGGCTCCCGGGGCTTCTTATCGCGGGGGCTGTTGCCGCGGTTGTGTATCTGGCGACTGTAATTTATCAGCACTGGGATGTCATTTCGGAGAAACTGCGCATACTCGCCGCAAAATTTTATGAGGTGGCGGGGCCGGTTATCCGTGTTTTGAAAACGGTATTTCTGGCCTTTGCAGGAGTGCTGGCTGTTTCCATAGGGACAACGATTGACGCCATTTCCGCGATCATACGCGGGCTTTCTCCGGTTATCAGAGTGATAGGCGGAGCGCTTGTGTTTTTGGCGGGGATGGTACGCGATGCTTTTGTCGCGCTTACGTTTCCTATTCGCGCGGCATGGGATGCCTTGAAACCTATCCTCCAGCCGATTTTTGACTGGATTATGTCGAAGCTTGACGCGCTGGCCAATCTGGCGCCGTCGTGGCTGAAAGATCTTGTCGGATGGAGCGGAGGAGGAACAGCACCTGCACCCGCAGTCCCAGGAGTCCCTGCTACCGGTGGTTCTCCCTCATCTCCGGCCGCTGGAGTTGGCAGCATGACGATTCATGTGGTTGGGGAAAACGGGGCAAAGGCGAGAATCGATAATCTGGATGCCCGCAATATGAATATTTCGGCGGACGCGAAGAGTTATGACCCGGGAGATTCTTTCTAAATGACAGTATCATCGGCAGCAACAGGAGCGCAGAAAAATCTCATGGATGCGTCGTACCGCGGAGTTCCGTTCTATGTCACCAGTACAAAGCTGAAAGTGGGACGGCGAGTGGTGCTTTTTGAATACCCTCAGCAAGACAAACCTTTTGTAGAGGATCTAGGGCGGGCCGCTCGGATTGTAACGGTAGAGGCGTTCACGACCGGGAGGGATTATGTCGAGCGTATGAGCGCGCTGGTTAAGGCGCTCGAGACGCAGGGCGGGGGCGAACTGGTAGACCCGTGGGTAGGGAGGATGACAGCGACGCCTCAATCTGTCAGCCAGGTAACGTACACAACAAGGCTTCGGCTGGCGCAGATTTCAATCACATTCGTGGAATCTGGTGAGCTGTCCTTCCCAACGGCTTCAATCAGTACGCACGATGATGTTTGTATTAAAGCGGATGGGATAGCTGAGGCGGCACAGAATTATGTGGGCACGGCAATTGACTTGTCAGGGGCTCAGGATTTTGTGGTCAGTAACATTGTGGGAAAGCTTGAGTCGGCCCTGAAAGATGAGGGGATACAATCGCTCGCCACGATGTTTAAGTTAGATAAGCTGGATGAACTGGCAAAGGTGGCCGCGACGGTTCTGATGACGGATCCGGGCGCTTTTGCGAGTACGCTTGTGAGTTCGCTTGGTCTTGGTTCTTTTGTAGAAACGGTGAGGGACTGGCGGCGGGTGGCTTATCTTGCCCAGGGGATTTCATATGGGGCGGATTTCAATGTAAGGGATTCGATCCTATACCCATCCGGGACGGCTGATTATGAAACCGCGAAGGCTGTTGAGGCTATTAACACGGGGATCCGGCTGATCAGTATCAGTAACGCCGTTGGGGCGGCAGGCAACATTGGGACGGATCTTGATCGGGTAGATGAAACTCAACCTCCTCAGGTGATGGCTTATGACGACATGATTGCGGTACGTGATAGCCTGCTTTCCGCGATTGATAATGAGATGCTGAAGGTGTCGGATGACAGCGTGTACTCAGCGCTTTCTTTGGCTTACTCGTCCGTGTGGAATGACATGACGGTCCGGGCAGAAAACAAAGCCCGGCTGATTGACTACACCCCCGAGGAGATCATGCCGGCGCTGGTGCTGGCTTATGATTACTACGGAGACGCCGCGCGGGATACTGAAATTGTTGAGCGTAACGGCATTCGAAGACCGGCGTTTGTCCCCGCGAAGCCCCTGAAACTTTTGAGTACTTAATTTTTCTTTTTAAGATCCCTCCCGGGCGGTAAGATGAAATGAGAAGCTTTTCTCTGCCTACGCAGAGGTGTTTCTGCTGATGGAGGGGAGCATGAGAAAGATTTTCGTATTGCTGTTAGGTTTGCTTGTGGCAATACCTGCCGTTTCGGCTGGTGGGAATTCTCCCGAGAGAAGGGCCTCCATTTCGTCGCCGGATAAGCCCCTGCATGGAGAAGCTACTGCTGCTTCCAGAAAAGGGAAGTTTGATAAAAACGGGGTTTATGTTTCCCCTAGCGGATATGTATTTAGGGCAGGGAAGGGGGGAACCGTCAGATTGAGGGAGCCTATCCAAAAGGAAACACCACCTTCATTCCTTGACATGAGAAGGGTCGGGCGGAATGGTCTTGGGGAGGTTTGGGAAGACACCAGGAATGGGCGCACCTACATATGCAATGAATCGGGGTGCCGATGAGACGGTAGTTAAGGAGGGGGATTAAGCGCTCTGGGAACAGGGCGCTTTTTTATTATGGAACAAACGGTCGTAAAACTTCTGATTGGTGGTAAAGAATACCGCGCGTGGCAGCTTGTCAGCATATCTTCAAAGCTGCTGAGCTACGCGAGAGTGTTCAGAGTGGGTTTTACCCGTGAGTCAGCGGGGACTGGGATAGGAATTAAGATCGGCGATCTGGTGCGGGTAAAGATTGATGACGACCTGGTTTTGACCGGATACGTAACCAAGACAAATTTCTCGTATTCAGAAAAAGGCATCGAACTGTCCATAGAAGGAGCGAGCAAAACCGTTGATCTCGCCGAAGGGTATATGGCGGTTCAGAGCGTTAAGCAATTCACGAATCTGACAGTGTCGCAGACGCTCCAGCTATTGGCAAAACCGTATGGAGTGTCGGTAGTCCGTCAGAAGGCAGGGAAAGACCCAAAAGCGTCAGTGGCTATTGCCGCCACAGATTCCATAAAAAAGATTTTGGATGGCGTGGTGAAGAAGCATACCCTCGTCATCACGGATAATGAAAGCGGCGATTTGGTAATGGCGAGCCCCGGCGGCGGTGGGCGCACCGCTGACTCTCTGGAGTTAGGGAAAAACGTCTTATCCGGGGACCAGACATTTGATTCTTCAAAACTGTTCAGCCGTTACTATGTGGTGGGGCAGCAGTCCAACTCAGGGAGCACTCATCCGGTTTCCGCGAATGGAGCGTTCAGGTACACGGAGGATAGTCAGGTACAGCGCCCCCGGTATTACGTAGAGAAGCTAAGTGGGTCTCCCACGGCTGCGGATCTCCAGCAAAGATCGGTTCTTTTGGCCGAGTACCGTCGCGGGCAGGCTCAGGCTTTGCACTACACCGTGCAGGGGTGGCGGCAAAGTGACGGCAGTCTGTGGAAGGTCAATCGGCTCTGCCGGGTTAAAGATTCTATTTTGGGGGTTGATGCTCAGTATTTGATTACAGAGGTCAGCTTTACGAAAGATTCCGGAGGCTCCAAAACCCAGCTGACGCTGATGCCGCCTGAAGCTTTCGTCATGATGAATGAATCTCCTGATGAGGCGATGGCAAAGAAAGCCACGAAGAAAGCGGCGGCAAAAACTGGTAGCAGCAGGAATTATGTGAAGGCGACGGTAGCTGATGCCGCATGGACGGGAAAGTAATGCTTGACGATATTAAAGACGCTATTTGGAATTTGATAGTCAGAGGACGCCTGACAGGATCGGCCGGGAGGAAGAAGATGCGAACTATTCAGGCCGAGACAATGGCGGGAGACCTCCGGGATGATGTCGAGCATTTTGAGCCGTATGGGTTCACTTCTGAACCGAAGACCGGCGCTGAACCGCTTATTGTCGCTTTGGATGGGGACAGAGAGCATTCAATCGCGATTTGTGTCGCTGACCGCCGGTACAGGCTGACAGGCCTTACTTCCGGGGAGGTCGCTCTTTACGATGACCAGGGGCAGGAAGTCGTCCTGGCTCGGGAGGGGATAAGGATCCATACGGATAAAACTTTGGCTGTGGACGCCCCGGCGGCTGTATTTTCCGGGTCAGTCACAGTAGAGGGCGACATCGTGGGGAAGGCTCAGATTTATGACGCGAGGGGCAGGCTGCAATCGATCCGCGACACTTACAATAACCATACACATAACGGCGGCAGCTCCCCTGATCAAAAGATGTGAAGGGCACATCCGATCACTCTTGAGCTGATCAAGGTGGGATTAAAAGCTTTGGTCTAGCTACAACACAATTCAATAAACATAAACCCAGTCAGACGGGATTTCTGGCTGGGTTTTTTATGACCTCAGTAATGGTGAGGGCACATGGGAGTTATAGCCATGCTCATCTTAAAACTACTGGATCCGGATCAAAAGATAAGGCTATGGGGACGAGCGCTTCCTTGGTTAAAGCTTTTTGTATCAGGAATAATTTGTCGCTTGGGAGGGGGATGAAATATGCAGTTTTTCTTAAACGGCAGGCATCAGGCGACACTTTCAGACTTTGATACTGAGCCACTGGTTCGTTCCATCATCATCAGCCTTTTTTCCTGGAAGCGGGCTGGGGAAGATGATGTGCTGCCGGGGAAAAGCAGGATGGGGTGGTGGGCAGATTCATATAACGATGATGAGCCGCCAATAGGATCAAAACTCTGGCTGCTATCCAGAGAGGTACTGACCGACAGCACGCTGAAGCTTGCGAGGGAGTATGCCGAGGATGCACTTCAGTGGCTGGTCGATGACCATGTAGCGGAATCGGTAAGCGTTTCCGCGGAACGAGGCGGGGTGGAGCAGCTGAATCTGAATGTAGTCATAAAAAGACCTGATCAGGCAACACTTAACCTGCAGTTTCAGAACGTTTGGGGAAGTTGAAAATGCCATTTGAAAGACCGAATTTACAAACGCTGATTGACCGCATTGACGCGGATCTTGAGTCACGGTTATCAACTTCTCAGCTTCGCAGATCCAACGCGAAAGTGTATGCGCGTGTGCTTGCAGGGGTGAGCCATGAGCTGCACGGCTTTATTGAGTTTTTAAGCCGACAGTTGTTTTTTGATACAGCAGAGGCGGAGTACCTTGACCGTTGGGCGTCTATTTACGGGCTTGTCCGCAAACCGCCCTCTCTGGCCAGCGGTACGGTGGTTTTTACAGTACTGGAAGAGGGAGCCACGGTACCGGAGGGAACCTTGCTGCAGGCTGATAATGAGGCGGTATATGAAACGACATCCGCGGTCTCGGAAGGGAAAGCGTCGGCCAGAGCTTTGACTGCGGGGACGGCAGGCAATGTATCGGCGGGCGACACGTTAGTTCTTGTTTCTCCTATTGAAGGAATTTCCAGCGAATGCAAGACGGCAGAGGGCATTTCCGGGGGGGCCGACGAGGAAACGGACGAATCTTTGCGCGCGCGTCTGCTTTCGCGGGTAAGGGAGCCACCGCATGCCGGGACTGCGGCCGATTACAAAGCGTGGGCACTTGAGATTGAGGGAGTAACCAGGGCTTGGGTGTACCCGCTTGAGGGAGGGCCGGGGACGGTGGTTATCCGTTTCGTATGCGATAACAGCAGCGACATTCTGCCCTCTGCAGAAATGATTAAGAAAGTGCAGGCATACATTGACTCTGTTCGCCCGGTTACGGCTAATGTCACCGTATCTGCGCCGACCATTCAGGCAATTCCATTCACGATATCCGGGCTCGACCCTAACAATGACACGGTGAAAGCCGCGGTAAAAGCCTCTCTGGAGACACTTTTCAGGCAGGAAGGCGGACCGGGCGCAGTGATTTATTTGTCCCATATCCGAGCCGCTATTTCCGCGGCTGTTGGTGAGACAGACCACACGCTCGTCACACCGGCCGGGAATATAGCGCTAGGGAACAAGATTCTTCCCACTGTTGGAGAAATTACATGGCAGTAACCGCAGCTGAATATGACGCCAATATCAAAGCGCTGCTGCCTCCCGGGCCAGCGTGGCCTCGGGATGATACCGGTTCCGTAATGGCGATGCTGATTGAATGTTGGGCGGTGGAGTTTTCCCGTGTAGATTCGCAGGCAATGGCGCTCATTAATGAGGCGGATCCGCGGTTCTGTTCTGAGACATTTGAAGATTGGATCACCCAATGGGGGGTTCCTGATTCCTGCCTTGAGGCCTGGGGGTCGCTGCTTGCGGATGGGTTGACTGAAACCATTCTCCGGCAGGCCTTGCTGCAGAAAATCACAACAATCGGGTCACAGAGTCTTCAGTTTTTTGTTGATCTGGCAAAAACCCATGGATACAGCATCACGATTGACGAGTTGTTTAATCAAACGGTTTTAAGCACAGTTTTAACGCCGTTTGCGAGCGGTGTGGGCTGGGCATCGCAGTGGAGAGTCCATGTTTACAAAAATGCCGGCGCTACCGTTTCGAGGCATACGGCGATAGGGACAGCGGAAGAGGCGCTGGCCTGGTGGGGGGATTCTGTCATTGAATGCGTAATCCGGCATTACGCCCCAGCGCATACCAATGTAATTTTTGGGTATTTTGAGGATTAATAAATATGAAATCAGTCTATCAGTCCCGCGCGGTTTCTTATCCTCCGGAGCTGCCGAATTCTGCTTCTTCAGAGGGATATCCGACAAACGGCAGCCCTACGGGGGGTGTTCTTGCGACGGTGATTGGCGATTATTGGTACAACGCCGTTACCCAGGAGATCGTTAACGCGATCAAAGGGGGAGGGGTTACTCCCGACGCGGCGGATCTGACTCAGCTTGACGCAGCGATTAAAGCGCAGATCAGGACCGTGAATCAGGCTTTGTCTGATGTGGCGGCACAGATTCAGGCGAAAGTCTCACAGGTTGAAGTGGTCCCTTCCGGGATGATTATGTTTTTCCCGAAATCCACTCCCCCCAATGGGAACTGGCTGATCTGTGATGGGAGAGCCGTGAGCCGGACGGGGTATCCGAATCTATTTGCGATGATTGGGACGCAGTATGGGGCGGGGAATGGCTCGACCACTTTCAATCTGCCGTATCTGCTGGATAGAACGATCTGGGGCGGAACGTCCAATGTCGGCGAATACCGCCAGCCGGGGCTCCCGAATATTACAGGCTCATTTGGCTGCGACGATCGTCAAACGTGGGACGGGACGGTTTCAGGAGCTTTCTGGGCAGATCCGAATAGGCACGATACAGGCTCTAAATACAGTGATTATGGTCAGGCAATTTTCTTTGACGCCAGCCGCAGTAACCCGATTTATGGGCGATCCGGAACGGTACAGCCTCCGGCTTTGGTTCTGCTCCCCTGCATTCATATTTAATTAAACCTTTATAAAACAGGCAAACCCCGTTCAGACGGTTCCATCTGAGCGGGTTTTTTGTTATCGAGAAGAGCTGAAAGGTATTTTCTTTTAGGTGACACCATGAAATTTGAATTTTTAGCGGATGCTTCTGACACGCCGCCGAAGCGACCCAGTAATCCGTCTGTTGGTTATCCATCCAATGGGGATCCTGTAACGGGGAAGCCGCCGACAACGCCCGGGGCATGGTTTTACTACATGCTGATGGTTGAATTCACTACTCTTATCGAACAAAACGGGTTAGAGCCAAGCGCGGAGAATCTTCATCAGCTTGCGGATGTTTTTGCTGATTTCAAAGCAAGGGCATCAGCGGCGGAAGGCTTCGCAACGCAAGCCAAGGCGAGCGCTGACGCGGCCGCGGAAAGCGCGTCCGGGGTAGTGACAGAGACCGCCAGCAAAATCAAAGAAATTCAAGATGAGGGAAGTAAGCAGGTTTCTGCTGTCACCGCGGCAGGGGGTTCTGTTTCTGGCGATGTCGAGGCAGGCATAGCGAGCTTGCAGAAAAAGCTTGAGGAGCTGGTTGCCCAGTTGGATGCAGAAGGCGGTACAGAAGCCGCTTACGTTAAACAGCAGGCGCAGGACATCCTCGATCAGATCACAGCCTCTGAATCTAATGCCAAAACATACGCTGAAAATGCTGCTGCCAGCGCGTCCTCTGCTGCAACCACGGTTTCGGATGGAAAACAGGCGATAACAGATCTTCAAGCGGCGGCCGTAGCGGCGATCCAAACACAAAAAAATGGAGCGGTAGCGGCTGTGACAGCTCAGGAAGCGGCGAGCATCCAGGCGATTGAGGCGGATTCTGTTCTTGCTGGTTACGCGAAAAAGGATGAGCTGAGCTCTCTGATCGCGGCGGCTGTCGCTGAGGCAAAGCTTGCGGCATATCCAGTAGGTTCTATCTATTGCTCTATTGATTCGACCGACCCAGGGACACTCTTTGGCGGAACTTGGGTGGCAATTGGGGCTGGCCGTGCTTTAGTGGCAGCAGGCGGTGGGTTCGCTGTGGGGAGTGAGGGTGGTTCAGATACCCACACACTGACGGTAGAAGAGATGCCGTCTCATGCACATACTGCGTGGACGGGGGAGGCGGGATTGCATGGGCACGCCGCAAGAACGGACACAGCCAACCTCACGGGCTCTTTCAACCCGGGCGGCCTTGGCGTCACAGCCAGCGGCATCTGCAGCCTTGGAGCGGGCAAGCAACCGTCAAACAGCGGTTACGCTACCGATTCCTCCATCGTGAATATTAATGCCAGCCATATGCATAACGTCGGAGTCGACGGCGCAGGGAACCACACGCACACGGTGGGAGTTGGGGCAACAGGGGGTGGGCAGGCGTTTAGCGTCCGCAACCCCTACATTGCGGTAAATATGTGGCGGCGTACGGCATAGGGCCACAAATATCAATCTTTACATTTCAATAGGAGCAAACCATGACCGTTTACAACCGGTATACCGTTCAAATTCTCATGAACTGTGATTCTGCGGACTCCGCCGAAACTCAGCGTAAACTTCGCGAGGCACTTGCCTCTGTACCGAAGACTCGTGTCCGAACAATATCTTTTGATGTTTGGATGGACGCCAATAAGGGAATTGAGAAGACATACGACGAGTCCGGGGACGAAATCACGGATTCTGCTGCTGAAGGCTGAGCAATGTCTTTGATGGGGGCACAGGTGGATCTGATTCCTGATTTTTCATCCCGCGTTTTTCTGGCGGTTGGCGGGATTCTGGGAGCCTTGTGCTCCTTTCTTTTTGGCCCCGTTGATGACGCTATTCAGTGGCTCCTTGTCTTTATCGTTGTGGATTACCTATCGGGGACCTTTGCGGCTTTAAAGAGTGGGCAATGGAATTCCCGTACGGGGTTCCTTGGCATCACCAAAAAGATCGTCATGCTGAGCCTCGTGGCACTTTGCCATGGGCTGGATATCACTTCGGTCATACCTTTCGTCAGTGTCAGGGATGCGGCGGTCTTTGCTTTCTGCCTGAACGACTTTGGCAGCATTTTAGAGAATATTGAGCGCATGGGGTATGGGGCAATCATCCCGGCGCCGATCCGCAAGATGCTGAAGGCGATGGAAGAGCGGTCAGAGGCGATGGCGTCAGATGTGGTGAGCGGGGGAGAGATTCACCGGCAGCACAGAGACGAATAGAAGGATAGGGGATCCTCCCCATCAAACGAAAACCCTCGGGAGAAGCGAACTCCCGAGGGCTTTTTTATTCCACTTAACACAGATGAACTTATGCACAGCGCCAGTATAGCTGAAATTCAAAAACTAAAGCAAGAGGTTGGTGTGCTTATGGATATGCAGAAAGAGCAGGAAATTGAAAGGCGTGTGCGGGCCGAATTTGAAGAGAAACAAAAGGAAAGAAGAGAGTTCTTGCTCGAGATTGTCAAGGCGTTTATTGCCCCAGTCGTGACAGCAGTTCTTGTCCTTTGGCTGACAAAATAAGGAGAGATCATGGCTGAAAAGAAAGAATTTTCGGCGTGGGACCCGGCAATTGCGGTCCCCTTCATTAAGTCGAACGAGGGGTGTCGGCTGGCTTCCTACCGGGATCCTGCGGGGGTATGGACTGTGGGTTATGGCTCTACACGCCTGGCATCTGGGAACCCTGTCATCAGGAACATAAAGATTACTCAAGAGGAGGCAGACGAGCTTCTGGAGTCTGAGCTTTACCGTCTTCGTGATGTGCTGTCCCGATCTGTCAGGGTCGCTGTAACGCAAGGGCAGTTCATCGCTTTGTTGGATTTTGCATACAACTGTGGCGCTGGGGCACTCTGCAGATCTACTCTCCTCAAACTTTTCAATGCCGGCAAGGTAATTAATGCGGGGTATGAATTCAAGCGTTGGGCGCGAGCGGGAGGGAGGGAGCTTCCAGGGTTGGTAAGGAGACGAGAGGCAGAGAAGGAGCTCTTTCTCAGCTAAAAGAAATCCCCGGAAGAGTTGCAGCTCTTTCGGGGACTGAGCAATGTGTACATATGAGGTCTGTACGTGGGAGATGATACCAAAGAAAGAATAGATAAGCTAGAGGCTTTTATGGATGAACAGAAGTTGAAACAGGCTCAGCAAGCGGCTATCAGCGAATACAAAAAGGAGCGTTTCCACTTCTGGAAAGAACTCGTGCTGGTCGCTTGCGCCATTATCGGGGGCGCGTTGGGCGTCATCGGTTTTATCCGATCTCTGTAAAAAATCCCCGGGAAAGCATGCGCTCTTCCGGGGAAAAACTACTGACTCTATAGACCACTTACTAGACCACCTACGTAAGGAGAGAAACCCTACAGAGGGCATTATAACGAGAAACCGAAGGACGGGGCGCTCGTATGGGGAAAGATGGAGATTTATATGAACCGCTACCAGATCACCGCAATGACCGTATCAGCCGCCACGCTGGTAGGGATCGCCGGGTACGAGGGCTATAGCTCAACCGCCTATGTCCCCGTGAAAGGAGACGTCCCCACTATCGGGTGGGGGACAACAGCCGGTGTGAAGAAAGGGGACACTATTGAGCCGACGCAGGCGCTCCAGAGACTGTACCGGGATACCGAGATGGCGAAGACAGGGATCAGCCGCTGTGTCAAAGTGCCGCTCTCGGAAGGGGAGCTCGACGCTTATCTCCGTCTAACCTACAACATCGGCCAAAAGAAATTCTGTAGCTCGGCACTCGTGAAGAAGCTGAATCGCAAGGACTACAAAGGAGCCTGCACCGAAATCAGGCGCTGGTGCTACTTCAAAAATAAGAAGCACCCGGGGCTGGTGAATCGGCGGGAAAAAGAGTATCGGATCTGTATGAAGGGTCAGGAATGATAAAAAAGAATTTGGCCATTGCCGGTGTCATCATTGGCGCTTTGATAGTGTCTGCGTTCTGGGGATACTCCAGAGGAAGATCCTCGACGGCGGAGAAGTATGAAGCTCAGATCAGCGAGCTTAAATCTGATTGGCAGAAGCAGACCAGGGCGGTAGAAAAGGAGGCGCAGGAACGCTATGAGAAACAGAGCAAACAGCTGGCCGAGGCGCTGGCGGCACGAGATAAAGCCATGGTTAGCGCTCGCGCTGTGCGGGTTACTGCTGTCCGGGTGCGCGACGCCGCAGACACCAGAGCCAAGAGTGATCTGCAAATCGCCCGAGATACCGGAGACCGTACTCAAGAGCGCCTCGCCCGATGCGAAAGCCTACTCGGAGAAGGCGCAGAACTGGTTGGAGAAGGTGCAGAGCTTTCTGTACGAATAGCGGCGGATAAGGAAACAATGAGAGCTACATGCGTGGCGTGGGATATGGCAAATTTTGTTGGTGGTTCTGAGATAATTGGGAACTGAAGTGCAGAGCGGGGTCATTTGCCAGCTGATGGTATAGCTGTTTGCCTGCGACATGGATGTCTTCGTCGTTCGTTTTGCTCCAGAAATCAGGACTATTCTTAAGATTGATATTGCTGGCACTGATTCCCATCCATTCGGCCATTCCCTCCAGTAAACGGAATCCTGTTCTATACGCCGGATTGACATCGTGAGCTCTGCTGTCAGAAGAAATATTCAGAAAAGGTACTTCATAGTTCTGACGAAAAGCGGTCCCGTGCATGAGCTCTTTGCCCAAAGGGGTTCCCAGTTTCTCTTGCATGGAAAGCCCGTGATCAGAAAAATATAAGAGTGACCATGAATTACCGGCTTCAGTTTTCAGAAGATCAACAGTCCTTTTAATGAAGGCGTCGGAGGTGCGGTAAGTAGTCAGATAGCAATTCATCGCACTGTCTCCGACATTAAACGCAACAGGACGCCCGGACAGACGTTTACAGAAAGTTGGGTGCGACCCCATCAGGTGGACAAAGATCAATCTGGGCTTATCTTCTGACGGTTTGACCTTCAACACCTCCTGAATTTTGGGTAGCAGATTATCGTCATCTACATTTTCGTCTGCCCAATTGCCCTTCAGCCAGATTGTGTGGTGGCTTCGAATGCCGATCTGAGCAATAGGGTTGTCGAATGGCCCGCCACGCCCCTGATTGGAAATCCACCAAGTGTCAAAGCCAGCGGCATTGGCGAGAGTAACAATGTTGTCATCTTTGCTGTATTGCTCAGAGCCGGGAATGTTGTAAGAAAGCATCCTTGGCAGCGAGATAACAGTATTGCCACCAGCGGTAATAAAGTTTGAGAAGAAGATGCCGTTGGCGCTGTTTAAATACGGAGTCGTATTTAGTGGATAACCGTAAACAGATGCGTAATCGCGCCGTTGGCTTTCACCAATAATGACGACATAGGTTTTATATCGAGGCTTGACGGAAGCGATTTGCCACGAGGGAGTACCTAGCCTTTCTTCTTCCTTTAGGGCGGCATAGCCATCAATTACACTGGGTCTGAGGAGACGGAAAAAGTAAACCGTCTGGATTGCTTTCGAATTTACGGCGCTTCCGAAAGAAATCATTTCCCCGATGATGAAAGACGCCACGCCGATACCCAAAATGATTTTTGCTGAAACTCTGATCTTTGAGCTGTAGAAGACACCTATAAAACCGCTGGCCAAAAGCCCAATGACGCCCGCGAAAACCTGCCAAGGGATGTTCGTGAGAAATTCACCTGCTTCTGCGGGATTGGTCTGCAAAACGGCTATTGAAACGATGAGGCTGGGTTTCCCGTAAAGCAAACCTGCCGGCATATAGAGCCCGAAAATCAGAATAAGAGGAATAGCTACGAACCAGCGCGTGATTCTGTACTGACTGAGGGCAAAGAAAATCAGCACCACAAACAGGATATTTTTCCAGTCCCATGCCTCAACGATTGATGGTTTGCCGTGGGCGAATCCCATGGCTGCAGGAAGAAGCAGGGAGAAGACCAAAAGCCCAGTAACTGCAATCAGATAAACAAAAAGGGTGGGTGGGAGAGTGAACGAATTGGATAATGCGCAGAATTTGCTTTTGTGCAGTAACATCGTATATTTTTTACCGTCAGCCGCTGCTAACTTCAGTTGACTAAAAATTGTAGTCAACTGGGCGCCTCCCTTTTGATTTCATAAAAAGGCGCCCCCGAGTTTCCTCAAGGGGCGCGCACAGTTCTCTTGCATCTTGGCCTCTTATTAGGCCGTGCCAGTCTTACAAGGGGAGAGCTGGTGCCCACATGCGAACCACAGTGGCCTTCACAAGACCATATACATTATATGGTGACGAAAGGAGAAGGGGCAAGCCCCCTCTCCTTGAGCTTTGCTTACTTCATATTAAGTTTGGCTTCGATAGCGTGGATCCTTTCCATCAGAGAGTCAATCTTTGACGTAGCGGCTTCCAGCTTTGAGTTGGAAGAAGCCAATTTTGCTGACAGATCCCGGTTTTCAGCGGTGAGAGTGCTTACCTGCTGAGTAAGTTCCGTTTTGTTCACCCGCACGCTGTCGCCGCCAAAGCGATAATGCACGCCGAGATTCCCCATCACATCACTGCCAGAGGCGATTGATCCTCCCAGGCTGACCATAAAGTTCTCCGTCGGGCGGACGAAGATACCAAGAGCGGCCGCCCCGCTGCTGTGGTATTGGCCAAGGCCGAGAGAGGCGGACACCCGATGATTTTCATCGAAGTCCAGCGGATGCAGTGCGGCAAGAGCAGCCGCATGCGCGCCGGCACGATGGATCTTGCGGTTAAGTTCCGCGCTGCGGTTATACAGTTTGGAAATGTCATCAGAATTCTGCTGAACCGCCTGATTTGTCTGATACAACTGGCTGCCATTCACAGCATCAGTAGACGTCGCGGAAATCGTTCCGGGGGCAACATTCGTTATCTTTTGGTTCTGGGCATTGATCCCATCAGCCGTCAGATAATGATTGGCATTCGTGATCGCGGTTTCGGCATCAACAGACAGTCCCACGGAGTAGATGGTTGCCCCGGTATTGGTTGAGGCATTTTCCTTCCGTGTTGTGATATCGATATAGTCCTGGTTGGCAGATTCCACCTTCGTAACGGAATTCTTCAGCTGCAAGAGGTTAACCGCATCAGTGTCGGTTTTGCCAGCAGCCACATTCTTGATGGTTTGCCCGCCATTATCTAGTCCATTGGATTTAAGGCTTACCGTTGTGCTGTCCTTGGCGATGGTCACGCCACCAGCAGAGATAGTCGTCTTTGCGGCGTCAGCCCTAAACTCCGCGCTTTCCATGCCGGTGAGTTTCTTATTCAGTCCAACCTGGTAGTTATGGGAGCCTGAGGGAGTCTCCGCGACGGTGAGGTTGCTATCAGTCGTAGCAACAGTCGTAGTCGCGGCAGCTGCAGCCTTCTTGAGCTGTGCAACGTTGACCGCGTCGGTATCATTTAAGCCTGCCGCCACCCCCGTAATCTGCCGCGTTACCTCATGATCAACATCACCGACTGAGACGGCTGCTGCTGTTGATTTCCAAGCAACTGAAGTTTCTGTAGATGCCGCTCCGGTCGAAAGGTCGTAGCCTGCAACGCCCTTATCTGTAGAGGCAACAGAATTAGCCCCTAACGCAACGCCGCCATTGACGGTGACGTCTGCATTATGGCCAATCATTACCGTATCGCTGATGTCAGATTTGTGAGTTTTGACCGGAACTTTCTCTGTTGAGATGTCCTGGGAAACACCATTTGCAGTGACGCTATAAGTTTCCGTTACTTGCTGGGCCTGTGGCTGGTCCTGTGTCTCCATAGAGCCAATAATTACATTATTTCCTCCGCCAGAAAGAGTGTGATAATCGCCTATCACAATGTCACTCTGACTGCTGGATACGGTATTTCCTGTGCCAATCAGGGAGGTGTTCTTAATGCTGGTTCCAGTGTTGTTGTCGCCCAAAACCTTCACCTGAAGGCTGTTATCTACGGTGTTTTCTAAGCCAGTGATATAAGTCTGCTTAACGTTGGTTGCGGTGTTCTTGTAGCCATTCAGCGCGTTGTATTGGCTTATGGAACTGGACGTGCCTTTGAGCGTATTGTTAACGCCGATCAGCTGTGAGGCTTGGGTGTAATCGGCAGTGTTGCCGCCGCCAATTGCGAGGGTAGCACCGCCACCATCAGAGTCTTTGACTGACTCGCGTATTGTATTGGCCAAGTCTTCTGCTGAAGATGGCAAGTCTTCTGCTGAAGATGGGGTTGAACTTGGCAGTCCAGAAATGGAGGCATAGGAATTTGTAATTTCGTTGCCAGCGCCAAAAATCAAAGAGCCATTAGAGTTCTGAGTTCTGTTAGCAATGCCGATAAGGCTGTTTGCCATCCCGGAAAACGCGGACTGAGAGCTTCGGGATTCATTGCTGTTAAAAGAGCCAATGATCGTGGCGCCGAGCCCCTGGAAAACAGTGTTATTGCCATTGACCTTGTTTGTTCCGCCCGGATAGTAATTGGCGGAATTGACGTTATAGGCACCGATCGAAGTGGCGTACTGACCAGCGGTATAAGAGTTATAGCCTACACTCGTCGCTCCGAACCCGTACTGAAGGTTTTCATAGGAGTTGGAAGCGTCTTCCTGCTTATTGACATTCACGTCGCCGATCTGACCGGTGTAATCGTGCTGACCAAGAACGGTTGAGCCGTTGTAGCCAATGGAATTTTTACCGATCGCGATACCGCCCGCGCCAAAGTTCCCAGTAGGCAAGTCGGGATTCATGAATACGACAGCTGCGCCTTTTCTGCCGACTTCGGTGATGGTCTTGGCGTTGGCGCCGATAGCGATACCCGCTTCGCCGGTATTCACACTGTGGGTGCTGTCTGTTTTGGCGTTGGGACCAATAGCAACGTTTTCAGCCTTAGGCGCGTCGCTTCCAGTGCCATAAGCGACACCGCTACCGCTCCCCGTTGCGGTATCAGCAGCCCAAGCCGGAGTCATGGCAAAAGATGAAGCAACAGCGATAGCTATAGTGGTTATCCTGAAGCGTGAGGACCTTGTACCTTTATTCTGTGTACGCATGTTTCTCTCCTAAGAGTAAAGAATGTATGGATACGAGATTACCCCTCCTACCCCTCCCTCAATTCAGGGGTTTACCCCTAATTGTTGGAGAGCATAGGGATTTATTACCACAAACTAAGCCACAAACTGGCAATAGTATCAGATTAAAACCCTTTGTTAATAGTGGTATACGAGTCCCACCACCCCGACCAATTCCAGGAAAGGAGACAACGAAAGTTGCCTCCTTTTTCTTTGTATTCGTCTACGACAACTCAATAAAAACAAGAGCTTAAGACACAATACGCGTGTTGTCTTTGTCTCTAATCCTCTCCGTAAGGCGTGTCATTATCTAAGAATCTATGCCACAATCATTACCACAAATGAGCGGGGAAACTTCAATTTCTCCCCAAACATAACGGAATTTTTTGTGGTAATAACTGTATTTTTTATTTAAAAACATTTGATTACGGAGATTGAGCGTTATGCGCGTGGCAAACAGGATGACTGACAAGCGTTTGAAAGCCCTGACGGCTGACGCTTCATGCGGGATTGTCCCCGGGCTTTATGTTGGAGTCAGGAAGCTCAAGGACGGGACATATGCCCGTTATTTCCTGCTTCGGGATCGTGGTTTGAAGCGGGTCTTTACTCTCGGGAAGTATCCCGAAATGTCACTCGCTGAGGCCTTCGAGAAGGGGCTCAGATGGAGGAAACTGATAGCGGAAGGGATTGACCCATCTGAGCAGGAGAAAGCGACCAGAGACGCGCTACGCCCCTCCCCGGCACCTCAAAAAGAGAAGGACGCACTAACCTTTGAAAAACTTATCTGGAAGTGGATTGAGTTCAACACAAAGAGGGGGAGGTGGAAAAACGCTGAAAAATCCCGCGATCTGGTTTGGGATGGCTTTTTCAGGAATCACATCCCTAAAGAAATCAGAGACTGCCCGGTTGTAGACCTGAAACCTCAGATGTTCTGTGATGCCCTGGGGGAAAAGTGGGGGACCATGATTGACACGCCCGAAAGGATCCTTAGCGACGCTAAAAGAGCGATTGATTGGGCAATACGCTCGGAGATGATCCCGCCGATGGTTAACCCGTGCCAGGTGGTGGACGGGCGTTTAGGGGATTTGCTGCCACTAAATCGACCGGAAGGCGGGCACGAGCCGGCACTGCCGCCGAAACGTATGCCGGCTTTCTTTAAGGCACTTATGCAGCTTGTCCCGGTTAGTCAGACGGCCCGCTGTCTTGCATTCGCGATCCTTACTTCAGCGCGCAACACAACAGCGCGTGAAGCAACATGGGGGGAAATCCAGCAGGATGATGATGGGAGGTGGCTGCACGTTATTCCTCGTGCCCGCATGAAGGTGAAGAGCGAAAAGATTCCCTTTGACCGCAAAACACCGCTTTGCCCAGAAGCCGTTCAGCTGCTGGAATCAGCCCCACGGGTAGGGGGATCTCCAGATTCCTATATTTTCCCCAATGTGAACAAGGGGAGAAATTCTCCTTTTTCCCGTGATTCTGCCCGGGCGCTGATTAAGCGCATGCACGACAAACAGAAAAGAATTGACGGGATTGGCTGGGTAGACCCCGATCAGTTCCATGCGAAGACCGGCAAACCCCGTATAGTGACCCTCCACGGGCTCGCGCGGGCAACTTTCAATACCTGGGCCAAGGATGCCAAGGGATACTCCCACAAGCCGTTCTCGCGCGATCTGAGAGAAAGCTGCTTGGATCACCGCAACGAGTCCTACCAGTGCGCGTACGATCGGGAGCAGGCTCTGGGTGATATGCGTGATGTTTATGAAGCGTGGGGAGAGTTTTGTTGCTCTGAATGTAAGATGTAAAATCTCCTGTCACTTCAGCTAAAAAAACACTCACTCAATATGAAGCCTCGTTTTATTCTCAAAAAGGTTGCTTTCGACCCTAACTCGTGGCGTAAACTTTCCCGCTTGGAAATCCCCATTTTCCCGAGATTGACTGTGATTGCCGGCCTTAACGGGATAGGGAAATCTTCAATTTTGGGGTTTATTGCTAATGCGAGCGGTTTGCGGGCCCGTGAAATTGATAAAAGAAAAAATTATTTTGGGACGGAATTTATTTCTAAGTTTGAAGAGCAGTTCCGATTGGCTCCTGCTGATATCACCTCTGGGAGGAAAAATAGCGGCTACATTCGCCTAACGTATGAGGTCGATGGGGGAGAGGTTCTGAAGGTATGCAATATCGGACAAACGAAAACACCTATGACGAAGGAGCCTCGCTATCGAGTTGTTCCTCGTACTAAAGGTAATGAGGATTACGCGGCCAAGAAGGGCGTTAAGCCGGATGGCAAGATCCCAATGCCTACGATTTTTGTCAGTGCAGCGAGAATGTGGCCGATCGGAGAAAGCTCCAAAGTAGAAGTGACAAGCTCAATTTTGGCCCCGGATGATGCAGATTTTATCCGGGAGTTTCATAACGAAATTATTCCAGGGGAGGTAACTGATGGGATAGCCAGAGAACTGGATGTGAGCCTTTCTGGAGGACGTGTTCTTCGAACACAACACCCGACATACCAGTACGACGCGTCAACAATATCTCTTGGTCAAGGTGCGTTGGCTTCTATCGCTACAGCGCTGGCATCTTTTAGGAGGCTAAAGCGAGAACTCAAGCAAGATTACCCTGGCGGGATTCTTGTGGTTGATGAAATTGAAGCAGGGTTGCATCCTAGAGCGCAAGTATCGTTAGCGAAGGCGTTACTTAGAGAGGCGAAGAAGTTGAGTTTGCAGGTTATAGTAACGACTCATTCGATTGTCTTTCTTAAGCAAATTTACGGCGTTTCGCAGAAAAAGCAATCGATTGATGGCATTGTTTATCTGATGGATACCAAGACGCCATGCGTAAAAAATTTAACCCTACAAGAAATGCTGGATCAATTGCTGCTGAGCAAGACCGCATTTGCTAAAAAACGCAAAAAGGAGTTATTTGTGTATTTTGAGGATTCCGAAGCGGGGGCTTTCTTAAAAAACATTGTAAGGTTTGGCCATGTCGACGAAAAGGTCTTAAGAGTTACCGTGAAAAAAGTTCCCTTGAAGATGGGATGCGGAGAATTAATAAAGCTGTTTCATAACAAATCAGCTACACATTTCAGCAGATATTCTGCCTGTGTGCTAGATGGAGATCAAAAAACAGAACGTTTTGAAAAATTAGATAATTGCATCAAATTGCCTACGGAAGCAGGTGGGCTTCGCAGCCCGGAACAAGAAATTGAATATTTCCTAATGAAGGCTATTAACAATCCAAAGGGGAAGGAACACGAGACTTTACTAAAAAAGAAAATTTCATGGGATTTTTTGCAAAAAGAAATCAATGGTTTGCAAGAAAGCTTAAGCAAAGTCGGCAAGGAAGATAAGAAGCGCAGAGATGCTTATAAGAAATGGTTTTCGCATATCAGCGCCAAAGATAGAGCTGATATTATTTCCGCCTGGGTTGACACTCACCCTGAAGAAGTGAAAGGGTTCGCCGACAAATACTTAAAAGTTTTGTCGGTGGTTAAAAGGAGGATTGGTAACTAATTCACAGTTTGAGGGATTTCTCTAAGATTGCCAAAGAACATTATTTCTTTCCCTACACTTTTGCGCTGAGCTGTGTAAGTGAGTTCGTATTCAATAAACTTGCAGCCAGAATAGATTTTTCTGATGAACTCATGATTATCGTACGAGACGATCCAGGGGCGCGACTCGCCTCTGATGAAAGTGGATACTCTTAAGTGATCCGAATCGCTGTAGAAGTTGGTATAGAGCCCGGCCCCCTTCACATAGTAAGGGGGATCAAGGTTGAACAAAACAGTTTTAAGTTGCAGAGGAACTGCAGAAACCAAGAACTCAAGTGCATCCATGTTATAGAAATGGATGCGGTCACTGAATTTGGAGATTTCTTGAATACGATCAATGAGCGCACCTTTGTTGAACCTGCAGTCAAGCTTCCAGATTCCGCTCTGGCTCTTCCCTCCAATGACGCCCCCCTTGATGATGCCAGATCGGTTGGTTCGATTCAGGAAAAATGTTGCAAAGCCACGTAGAACAGGGTCTTCACTTTTTGCAAGTTCCTTTTGTTTGTTCCACTCCCCTATAGTTACATCGGTTTTTTCGATCATTTTGCACAACAAATCAGGTTGTTTGAGGACGAGTCCCCAGAACGAGGCAATGCCTTTGTCAATGTCGTTTAACCAAAGCTGCCCAACGGCTCCGCGACGAAGCAATTCAATAGCTAGGCCTGCCCCTCCGGCATATGGTTCAGCATAATCGCACCCGGGAAGGGAGTTATGAGAAATTAGTGCCTCAACAAAGTTTGCTAATTTTCGCTTCCCGCCAGGATATCGGAGAGGTGTCCTTAAACTCATGTGTGCCATTTTCTCTTGTGCCTTTATCTCTTTATTATCGTTGCATCGAGGGGGGTTGTACAGTTTATTTTGTCTTCTTTCAAACTCACGCTGAGACTCCCGTACCGACGGATTTCACCCACTTCCTGATATCGTCTACCTTGAACCTCGTGCACTTTGGGCTGAGGCGCACGGGCTGAGGGAACGAGGGATCTTCCTTCACCTTTTTCCACACGGTGCTTTCCCCAATCGAGAGCATGGCCGCGGCTTCTTTCACATCCACCATCAGTAACCCCAGCGGGGGGATTGTTCTGCCACGCTTCCTCATTTCTCGCTCTCCTGTTCATCTATTGCTTTATCTATAGCGGCCAAAGCTTCCTCCCCATATCCGGACACAAAAAGCTTGATTGCTTTTGAGATTTCTTTGGCTCCAGGACCGCTGATCGCATTAGCGTTTTCACAAGTCATTCTGTATTCCTTATGGTAAAGATCGCGCGAGCCTATCGGGTAGTTATGCTCCAGGAGCCATATCAGATACCAGCGCGCCTTTTTCAGGTCATCAACTGCATTCCCCTTATATGGGGCGCGCATCAGGTACTTCACAACGTTCCCAGAACAGAAATCCCGATCAGCAACGATCTCGATGACTTCGTGCGGCAGCTGGTTGTAGTGCGCCGGGTGATTGATTTTTTCTTCAGGCATAGTGGATCTCCTTCCCCTTAAGCCCCAGCATCCCGTCCAGTTCGGCTTCAGCCTTATCGAAAACCCAGAGGTTCCGAGACTCCTGGCTGTGGCAGGTGTTGACTTCATGTGGTTGATAGACCGAGGTGATAGCCTCAAAAAGCTGAAGCATCAGGTGTTTGCATCGCTTCAGCTGCGGGTAAAGGATCCTCTTGTGATCCAGCCAGCAGTTAAACGCCGCCTGCAGGCACTTATTCGCCTCAGCGATCACCTCCCGGTATTCATCCCGCTCGATGAGAAGATTCCCAAGCACCCACGCCATGACGAGCTGATCCTTGGTTCTCCCGAAAAGCCTTTTCATGTAAGGATCCTCCCCTTTGCTCCAGTAGATCGCGTCCAGGGGGAAGAGGAAGTCCTGCGCGAAATCATTCAGCATGTCAGGCGTCCAGTCCTCACCGCGGATCAGGAAACTGCAATGTTTCTCAGCGCTCGCCCAGGTGACTTTATGGTGGTGCTTCTTTCGAGGCTTCTTACTGGCGGGCATTTCCGCTCTCCTTAAGGCCTTTGCCCTCAGAGGGGAAGAAGTCCTCCGCCTGATCAATCAGAGCCTTCAGCCGCTCGCACGTCTCTTTATCTTTCAGCACGTAATCACCCTGCAGTGTGTTGAAAGCCCCAACACGGATCAGCAGTTTAGGGTTGCCATTTCCGATTTCAATTGAGAATTTCGCTTCACACATTTTGTTCTCTCCTCTCTCCAAGATTCATGAGCTTCCTATATTGGCTGTCGACCTCCGCGAGGAATACCCGACAAGCCTCAAGCGTCCCCGCAAGATGTTCGGGGGCGGGTTCATATCTCCGGATAAAAAGCGTGAGCTCCGGATTCTTTGCCTCAAGCCGCGGGTCATAGTCAACATAGTCGCACCATTTCCTGCCGGTACAGATTAACTGCACGTCCATCTGCAGGAGATACTCTGGCGCTGGGACCCCAGCCGCTATGCGGCGAAGGTGGGTTACAGTCTGCGGGCACTTGATTTCTACAAGCCCATCCGAGCCGACCAAGCCATCCGGAGACGCTCCAAACCAAGGAATATCCGGGTGCGGGATGAAGCCCACCAGATCCACCATCTCGCCTGTAGCCGCTTCATACGCCTCGCGTGCCTCAGCTTCATGATCAATCCCCCACTGCATCGCCCAGGTCGTCCCGGAACTCTGCGCAACTCCGGTTGCCCGTTCCGCGATCAGTGTATCAATCAGATCCTGCCTGGATTTGAGCGGTTTCCCGGTCTTCGCCGATATCGCCAGCGCGTCAGCCGCGCGGGATGCCGTGAGACAGCCGCAACGGTCTGAGAACCACTTCGCAGTTCGCTGGAGTGGGTTTGCGTCTCCGTGGCTAAGTGATTCAGCCTGCATTTCCTTCTCCTCCTTCAGCAAATGCCTTTAATTTTTCGTGCTCGCCTGACGAGACGAGGCTCTTTCTCTCAGTTTGAGAGACACTCTTGAAGAAAGCTCTGTATGCTTCGAGACCGCTCATAGCGGCGTCACGGGCACGGTCCAGCAAATCTTGCGAGACCGGCGCCGCGGCTATCTCGGTTCCCTGTTCGGCGTCAGGGTCTGGCATGCCGATAACCGGGATGCAGAAGGTCTGGAACATCGCGCTCTTAAACGCGTAGCTCATCGCCTTGCCGCTTGCCTTATCGCTGCTGTCAAGCCCTTCTCCGAGCGCCTGCGCGGTAAAGGAGCTCCCGTCTTCAGTGCTTACGAAACGGTATGTAATCGTCGTCCGGACAAGGCGCTGCACACCGCCGCCCCGAGTGCTGACGGACTGCTCCGGCTCCTGGTCAATTCGCTCTGGGTAGATGATCAGATGGTGCTGATACAGAAGCGGGTTTAAAGCCGCCAGCACATCTTCAATCGAGCGGTATGAGAACCGCAGCCCTTGAGAGGATCGCTTCCCGATGCCGGCTCTGCCAAGATCGCGGGCGACTTCCAGCACCGCGCCGTATACCTTTGCTGTGCCTTCCATCTCACGCTCCTTTCCTAAAAATCAGTGTTACATAGTTCATTTGAGTTCCTTTTCTCCCAGGTGGGATGATTGAGTTCGAGCGAACCTGGTAAACGCTCATCACTCAACCATCCCTTAGGAGAATTGAAATGACCAAGTTTTCAAAAGAAGAGGCTTTCCAGCTCCTTCTTGAGGGCATTAGAAGCGGCTCGATCAACTTTCCGTTTCTCCAGAAGTTCAATGAGGAAGAGGCAGAAAAGATCATCAAAGCCGTTTACGCCAGAAACAAAATGAGCATTGCTGAGGGATCTCTGTCTCAGAAGATCCCGGAGGCCATGAGCTTCTATGGCAGAGCGGACGCCATTTATATCCGAAGCCTGATTGACGCCCTCACTATGGATCTCGGGAATTAAAAAACTTCCAAGAGGTTGCCTGGAATATTCTTCCGGTAACCTCTGCTGTAAACGGCCAAGCAAATCTGAGCACTCATCCATGAGTTCTCCAGGAGTAAATTTGCCTGCCCTGGCCTTCAGCCATTCCGACCAGATCTGCCTGGCCGTCTCGGCAGTTAACTTTTTGTCTTCCATCTCACGCCCCCGCAATTGCACAGATTGCCCAGTACACCCAGCCGAGCACCGTTGCCGCCCCGATGAGTGCGAGGAACAGGGCTGTACCCAAGATGACGTTGTCTTTCATTTGCTTCCTCTTTCTTTTCAGGTCCCCCCGTGAGAAGATCGGAATGCGGTACCCACCAGTAACCGCGCATTCAAATCAACTCACAGGAGGAAACTCATGGATAAGCCATCAAACGCCTTTGCCACCGACGAGGCCGCCGACATCATCATCGCGGGGATTGAGAGCGGTGCTATCGGATTTCCATTCCTTCAGGCGTTCAACCAGGAGAGATTCCAAAATAGTGTTAAAGGTGACCTCAAAGAGGTCCCCCCGGGGCAGGCCGATATCTTTGAACAGAAGGTAAATGAGGCAATACGTAACAAACTCCCGTCTATGCTTGGGTATCTGGCCAGAGCCGACGCTATGTACCTCCTTTGCCTCAGGCAGATGCTTATCACCGGGCTCACTGAGGAAGAAGCCGAGCGGGTCGTCAGCGCCGCCATCCACGGACTCATGTAATTCCTTAAGAACCGCGACTAGATTCCCTGTTACGGGGCCGAACCTGTAAGCAGCTTCGGCTCCGTTTCTCAGCTCGGCTGCCCAAATATCCCGGGCGGCGTTTTTATCAAGCTTGACGGCTGTCATTCCTCGCACTCCTTCTTAAATTCGTTGGCAAGAACCTCAACCCGGAGCGCCGCGAGCTTTGCGGCCTCTAAAATCTTTCTCACGTAGGTGGCTGAGTCTTTAGCCTGGAAACCTCCGTCGGCGTACCACCGTGCCGCGTAGCCAACTTGTTCGACTGCGAACTTCGTGTCGCGGATCAGCATTTCCAGCTTTTCTTTGTTCATGTCTTTTCCCATGTCTGTCTCCTGTTAATCGATCAGCTCGCACTCGGCGGTAGCCACGCCGCCTGTACGAGTCTTTACCTTGCGGTAGATGTGGAACCAATCCCCCTTGTCCGTAGCTTCGAATGCTGATTCATCAATCTCGTCGCCTGATGGCATGAAATCACTTGTGAGGCGGATAAAGTCCGCAAAGGTCAAGGGCTCCTCCTGTGAGAAGGTTCCTTCGATATCTGCGAAATTGGATTTGATGCTGATTCGGTAGGTGCACATGAGGGCTCCTTGAATATTTCACCAAAGTGTTCTTATCTGATAAATATATTAACCTAAGTTAATTCAAAAGTAAATAGCAGAGACGCAAAAACCTCCTCTTTTGTCAGAGGAGGTTAAGGGTGAAGTAAAAAAATCTTTTTTACATCAAAGATCAAGAAGCCTCATACTTTTGACCACTCGCCCAAGAAAACGGACATTTCTGCCATCGCCGGAATGGACTTCAAACGGCGTATAAACCGGGTTAGAGCTTATGAAAATAAGTTTCCCCGGAGCCCGTTGCACTCGCTTTATAAATAGCTCTGAATCAATGAGAACCGCATAAATTCCATCACGGATTAGAGAAGTATCGGAGGTATCTAAAAATACAGCGTCCCCGTCTTCGATGTCTGGGGACATGGAATCGCCCAGTGATGAAATGATTTTTATATTTCCCGGTTTAAAGTATGAAAAATGCCGGCTGAACCACTCGGGAGAAACAAGAAGCTGGCGGATTTGAGGGATTTCTTCAAAATTCTCTATACCAGTGCCGCATGAGCCTTTTATGTCGATCAGGTCTAATTTGATGGAATTTTTTATAGCGGCGACTCCGACCCCGTCCATTAGCCACTCGGGAGAAACGTTAAGGATGCGGCACGTTTTAATGACGTCATCATATCTGGGCGCCAGCGTTGCCCCGTCTAACCATTTCTTTATCCCCGCCGGGGATAGCCCAGTAGCTCGGGCTAAATCAGCAGCCAAGACACCTTTTTCTTGCATCACTTGCTTTAGGCGATCATTCCAGCTAGTCATGTTTGCCTCTCTGTAAATATTAACTTAGGTTATGCCATTTCTTCCCTTTTGTGCTTTACTTTATTATTAACTTGAGTTAAATTATTAAAGAAGAAAATTCACTTTGGTGAGAATATGACTGAGTTAGACGAAAGGCGAAAACTCGCTTTTAGGGAAATAAGAGAGGAATTCAACTCACTTACAGAGATGAGCCGCGCTTTCGGGGTTTCTTTGCCTGCAGTCTGGAAGTGGAAGAAATTCGGCATCCCAGAGAGCCGGCTTCCGTACTTCCGGCTTAAGTATCCGAAGCTTCAAGCGTGGAAAGGGCTCCCGAGAGGCTTCTAAATGCACGGCTACAAAGCGACCGATTTTGCTTGGGAGGCGCCCGTGACCTCTTCGTCTGAACGCCTGGTGATTCTTGCCTTGGCGAAGTTTTCGGACGATGCCGGACGGTGCTTCCCGTCTGTAGAAAAGCTAACAGCGATTACGCACTTGAATCGCAAGACAGTTTTTTCAGCTCTGAAAGCTCTTTCCCAAAGCGGGGTGGTTTCAGCTCAAAAAAGTGAGAGAAACGCGAATCGGTACCAGCTTAATTATGCCCTCTGTCGTACCGAAAACGGTACTACCGAAAACGGTACTACCGAAAACGGTACTACCGAAAACGGTACGGCAGTAGTACCGAAAACGGGACAAACAGTAGTACCGAATTTGGGACACAAACAGATCAGTGAACATATCAATGAACAAATCAGGGAAGAGCCCCTACCTCCCCCCTCGCCTGCGGCGAAGCGGGAGGCACAGACACACCTCTTCTCGCTCGCCGAGATCCCGGATGCTTGGAAGGAATACATCGAAGCCGTACGCCCTGATTTGGATCCTAAGAAAGTCTTTACTGACTTCAGGTTCTACTGGGAGAACGGCAGAGGTTCCTCCACCAGAAGGTCAGATAAAGGCTGGACGCAAAGCTGGCAGACATGGGTAAGGAGAGAGAAAGAAGCACAAAGAAGGGAAGTGAGGCATCTGACTGCTGAAGAACGTCTGTTTGAGGAAATCTGAAATGCTGATCAGTCAG